CTTCTATATTATTTATAGGTAAATTTGTTGATGGGCCTGGAGTCATTATGTGTTTCCTATAATTGTATTATTTGATGTTGCTACATCGTTAGTGCCCGGTGTTGCTGCGCCTGTAGCCACTTGCACTGCTCTAACTGGTTTTGTAAGGTCTTGAATATCTTGCAACGGTCCAGCTATTGACGATGGAAAATTATATACGTCGGTAATATTGTCGCCAGAAATAATTGCACTGCCTAGATTTCGTGTTGTAGTAATAAGTTGATCTTTTATTCTACCGCCGTCGCCTGACAGCACACCATCTATTATAGTAGCTACACCGCCTTCATAGTTGCCATCGAAAAATTGGTCAAATACACTTACGGTTCCTCGTATAGTAGCACCCGACGCTTCTACGTTTGATGGAGGTACTGAACCTGATGCACCAAGTCCTAGTGGGCTTATTTCGTTATCATAGTGCATATCTGTAAAGAACTTAGGTTCGGAATCTTCTCCTATTATACCTTGTGAATATAATACAGATTCAAATATAACGCCCATTTCGTTTGATAACGGATCATCGTTGTCTACACTATGCTTTCCGTGTCTCCAGGAATTAATTAGAGGGTTAATCAATGTATATCCTGAAAATTTCTTTTGTGACAGTGAGTATATTCTAATAGACTCAAAGAATGGTTTAGATGGTGGCACAAAACCCCAGTTTAACCTAGAACGATCATCGTATTTTGTGTTTATACGATATTCTTCTGGTTGCCCGTATGAGTCAGCATAGTAATATTCATAATATGCTTGCCACATTGCATTAGTTAAATTAGCAGAGTCATCGTGAAATGTAATTCTAACATCACCGTATTCAATCTGCGTTTGTATAAGGTTCTTTCTGTTGTATGCGTTGTTCTTTTTGTTTTTAATTGTATAAGACGGTAAATCGACATCTTTTACTAGTAAGCCAGCCTCAATTCTTTCAGCTGCAATGGTTTCTCCGAAACCAATTTCTCGACTGAAATCAAATGCCACGTGAAATAAGTTAGCTTGCTTAGGTAGAAAGCGAAATGAATCATCCCTAAACAGTTTACTCGCGTGATCATAGTCCCGTAAGGTAGCTTCTGCACTAGGTACAAGATAGCCGGTATTATCTGGCATTTATTAGCCTGATACTACGTCGTTAACTGATCTAGCTACTGGTGCGCCGATTCCTGATTCTAATGGAATTTGTAATGCGTTGTCAAAACGAATGTCTAATGCAATTGTCATTGGATCATCGTTTCCGTAATCTGCTTCACTGTATGCTGCTTTAATTACGAAACAACCGTACATTTCCCATGTTTCCAGAATTGTTGGTTCGTTAGCACCGTTACCACCGTCTGTTACTTCAAAACGTGTAGTAAATTTGTAATCGATACCAGAAGCTGCTGATGATTGCTCCATGAAGTCCATTTGCTTTTGCATTTGCTCGCCTACTAGACGAGAAACTGCGCCACTTGCATCGTCACGTAATGTACATGAAGTTGCATCCCATTCCGCTTTACCAGCATAGTAAAGTTTGCTGTTATAAACATCGATTGTCTTTTCTGGTGTGGATATAGATGGGCGGGCAAAAGTCATAACTTGCTTTGTAAGTTCTGAACGCGGTGTTGTTACGCCAAAGTTTTCAAAGACTACGCGGAAACGGTAGCCTAACTTAGGCATTAATAGACCTTGGTTAGATGCGCTTTGGTCACCTGCCAATGGTACTGTAAATCTTGTTAATGATGATACTGACATATTATTATCCTCTAATTATGTATTAACAATATTTATCAGAAATGATATGCAATGAGAGAAAGCGGGTGGTTTAATTATATACGTATATTATAATTGCTTTCTTATCCGTAAATAAAAGTCATTAAAAAGCCCACTTATAAGTGGGCTTTTAATCTACTAGATTTCTCCAGTATTCTTCAGTCTCAGTGGAACGAATATAAATTCAGCTGCTTTAACTGGCTCAATTGCCACGTCAGCCCATAATTCGTTACGATCGATCCTTGCTGGTGTGTTGTTTGTTTGATCACATACAACTAAGTAATCGAAGATACCGCGTTTTGCAACTAACTCGTTCAAGTACTTTTCAATCTCGTTCTTGAATTCGTCGCGTGTTAACTTGTCGTTAGGTTCAAAGATGAACGGACGTGACAGTAATGATAATACGTAACGTAGGTTAGCTGTTAAGCGAGCAACATTGATACGATCTAATGATGATGCAATGCCTGCGCGTGTCTTCTGACCAAATACTGTGATACCAGATCCAGGTAATATTGAAATCGGGTTAACGTTGTTTGTGTAAAGAACGTCGCGTAAGCCATTGCCCAGTGCGATTGATTGGAACTCACCTGTTGCAATGTCTACATAACCAATTGAAGTAGCGTTGTCAACTTTACCACGTCTAACACCCGCTGGAGCGATCCATGGATATGAAACATTGTCACTCTTAATAATAGTACGAAGTGACATGTGGCTTGATGGTACAACTACTGCATTACCTTCCAAGTCGTTTGACAGACCTGCTGGGTAGTAAACACCTAAGTATTCACTGGTTGAAATTAAACCGTCGTTACCGTTGTCAGGTGCTAATGCTGCATTAGATGCCCAGTTAGCTAGCGCTAATGAAGTAGCTGCTAATGTCATCGGTGAGTCACCAACTACGAAGGCAGTTTCTTTTCTGTCAGTGTTGACTTTAACTAAGTTAGATATCAATTCTGGGTAGAAAGGAGCTGTTAATAAGTTAACTGTAGTATTTTCTTCACGAACGGTTAGGCTTGCATCGATGCCGCCTTTCATAGCTTGTACAACCATGTTACGTACCGCGCCAGAACCCATGTAAGGACTACCGTCTAACTTAAGACCAGAAACTGTTCTCCAAGTGTTTACTTCTGACGGTAAATTATGTGATGTAATAGCAAACGTTGTAGCGTTGAAATAATTTACTGCGTATTGTTTAACGTTAAAACCACTTCTGCGTGTGTTCTATAGGATTGTACCACGTGGATATAATGCAGGATCTGGCGCGTCAAGGTCTAGGTAATCACTTGTTAATAGTGAAACAATAGTTGGTATGTCGCCAGTAATAGTATCTGTTGTGCCGTCTAAGTCCCAACGTGCATCAGCAAATAAAATGCCGTTTTCGCTTGTTGCGTCTGCGTTGTCAATTACTACGAATGCTGATACACCTGCACCCAAGTCTGTCCAACGGTTGATAATTGGGTAATCATTGATTACACTTGTATCAATCCAGATGTCGCCTGTAACAATTGCAGTGCCGTCTGATTGTAGAGTTGGCTCTGATGCTGATATGGTTGGGCCCAATGGATCTGTTAAGCCTAGGTCGTAGTTACGTGCGTCGTTACTGACATTCAAGTACCCTTTCCAGTTTGTACCGTCGTGCATCATAAGATCTACTTCGTCAACTGCTGAGAAGTACCATTTTGTACCATCCACTGGATCAACACTTGGTTGAGTAGTTGATGCAGTATATGTTGGTTGTACCCAATTGCTTAAAACTAATTGGTTATCAACAGTTGTATCATTTCCAGCTTCTACGAATGATAATGCAGTACTAAATCCAGCGTCTGTAATTGGAGTTCCTGTAAGAGGACCTGAATCGTCTTCTACTAATACAATGGTTCCGCCTTTTGTGTGTGTTAATACAATTTGACCAGCAGTGTTTACAGATGCTTCTAAGTTAGCTATACCTGCATTTAATACGTCTGTTACAAATAGTGCTGCTGTTGTTCCGCTTAATGCAATTGTAACTGCTGTTGACAATGTATCAGAACCCGGTGTAGATACTTGAACAGTAAAAGAGTCAGCTATGGTGAATGCTACTGGAAGCGAAGGTGCGTTGCCTGCTATGTCTGTAGAACCACTTAATAATCTTTCATAAATGCTGTATGTTACTGTGCCATCTTCTACGGTGTCATAACGAACATACAATGAACCTTGTGCAATGCTTATGCCGCCACCAACTGCATCTAATGCGTTGTTAGCTGTTGCGTTATTAGCATATAATGGTGAAGTTACGCGATTAAATTGACTTGTAACTGCGTCGAAAAGGTTAACTTCAAAATCAGCACCGTTGTTAGGTGCTGTAGTCTTAACCCATACGCTTCCTGAAGGACGTCGACCACCGGTGTCTAATGTCTTCCATTGTGGAACGCTTGTGTGTGCTGATAGTTGAACGTCTGGTCCGCGAAAAGTGCCAAGACTTGGTGC